GCTAAGGCGGACGAAAAAAGTCCCTGTAAGCCCGTGCGCGGCATCTACAGTGACAACAGAATTTGGACCAAGAGTAATAGAGGTAATATTTTGATAAGAAAGAGCATTAGGTAAAACATGAGGCACCGAGTCAAACCAGCTATAGCCATCGCGCTTGTAGAGAACGCCCTTATATTGATACGCATCAAAGATACCCTGAAAAGCATCCTGCGGGGTGAGCCAAGGATCTACGCTCTGGTCGATGCCTGTGCGCTGATTTGAAATTAGGTAAGGTTTATATCCTGCCTCTATTCCCATATCATCCTTAACGCAACAATAACTTCTTCAAAAGGATCTTGGAAGGATTTCGTAGCTTTTTTAACGTACTCTTTCAAAATGGGGTCTTCCTGAGAAACGGTGATCAGCTCGTAGCATAAAAAAGAGTGAGTTTGCTTCTTTTCTTCGTTCTTAATCGTGATCTTGATTTCTACCGCTTGCATCGATCTCCCTTACTTTCGTTTCTTCCAGTTCAGATTCTCCGCGAATCATGCAAATAGCATGGATAAGCCTTTTTATTTCGCTTTTCATCGTCTCTGCCGAGTTCTCGCATTGGTTTACTTGCTGCTGAAGGCCAAAAGTACGATTGTACAGCTCTTGAAGCATCAATAACGTTCTCTTTGGCGCGCAATCCCGCACAATCTGCGGCTGAATATCTCCTTCTTTATTCCAGACCGTTTCAATATAGTTAGGGCATTCATCGAAGCCCATGATCTTGTAAGGGCAGTCCTTGCAGGCGGTATCCCTCATTCTTCCCTACGCATTTTTAGAGCAGATTATTCCCACAGCAGCGCGGGGACGTGTTGTATTCCAATCATGCTGGTGAGTCGCTCCAGATCCGGTTGATGAAGTTGTGTAGGAGGTGTTTTGAGCTTTTGGAACATTTAAAGAAGAGTCGTTTTTTGCATCAAATCCTGTTTGCAAAGCAGGAACAGAAACGCTATGAGTATGCGCAGGCAATTGAGGAATCGTCAATGCGACGGCAGGTCCGTTCCAAGTACCTGCTATAGTTCCGCCAGATACGTTATATTGGCTCGCTCCCCCTTTGACTGCCAACAAACAATCGGCAGGAGCGGCGACAAGAGTCCATCCGGTTGGAGCTACGTTTGCATAAAAGAAAATAGGATGGGTCGTAGGAATATAAGCGGTGGAATTCACCAAATTAGTTTGGCTCAACACCGATTGAGTCGCCTGGCTGTTGCCTGTGATGACGCCGGGAAGATCTCGGATCTTTGTTGACCCAATCGGTAGGGTTGATGTCCATGCCATGTTAAAACCTCGGTGTAGAGCGTTGTGAAATTAATTGGTTGTCCGTATCTGAGCGGCACTTGGTAAGCTCTCTCTGGTGATACGCCATGATTTCCATGTACTTATCTGTCTGTCCAAAGTTCCGCACGATCTTCAAAGCCGTCCCGGTAGCAATCAGCTCTCCCCACTCAGGTTTAATGGGGACATCGGTTGGGGTTACCATCGCTGGCGGTTGTTGATAAGCATCTACCCGGCATTGATATGCAGTGTCCGGAGTCGGGAAAAATATGAACTGACGGCCGTAAAAAAGCACTTGGTAGGGAACCCCTAGCTGCTGGTAATGGTAAGTTACCTGAATGGGAGTGCCGTTTATTGGGGCTGTTGCGAATGTTACAGAGATCGCCCCCAAAATATAATCAATAGTCCCCGTCCCTCCCAAGGAGCCAACTAAAGTCCCTGTGGTGGAGGTTGTAGGCACATCGGAAAATGTCTCGACGTTATCGGTAATCAGAACATTGGACCCTTGGGTGAAGATAGGAACCGCAGATCGGATGTTGTAAATAGGCTGATTGATGGTTGTGTAGAGAAGTGCCGTCGTCGCTCCGTCGCCAATCGCCATCTGTTCAGTAGCAAAGAGGATTGACGCAGTTGCGCTGAAAATATTTGTGTCTTGTGAGTAGAATATTGCCTTCCCGTTTATATAGACATTGGGTGAGATGTGCGTGTAGGCAAGCCCATTAGCAAAATCTCCCGGTAGATCATAGGAAGGCTGCCCATAAACAAGAGGAAATTGATGTTGCACCTCTAACTCTTCAATGTTCAGCTCACGAGGGAGGTCTAGCTGATAATAGTTATTCGCGAGGAACTGAAGATTGGTATTCGTCAGGTTGACGGTAGAAAGCTGACCGGATAACTGCCTTATGAGTTGTTGAATCTGAACAAAATTCCAAGCCATTAAGACACTTTTTTCTTAGGGTTTCTTACTTCTCTGCACTGAAAGCGCGGCTTCCAACCAATCAACACAGCCTTTGTTTTTGGTTTTTTTCCGGTTGCCACATCTCCGGGAGTTTTTTGATATTCTTGGATGGGCTCTTGGCGGCTTTCAATAAATCGAATTGTCGCTCTAGTAAGCTCCCGAAACTCTCCGTGTTGAATCGTGTCTTTGAAGTCTGGATCATTACAAGGTCCGTGGCAAAAGTACTGCGACTTCCCAGGAGACTCAATGTTGTAGAACTGAATCATTACTTTCTCAGAAAGAAAATCCGCTTCGTCTGCTTTTTCTGCATTGATCCGATCAACACTCACTGTTGCTGATGCAGGATCGAGACTAATCAAGCTTATTGGTTCTTCTTCTGTCATAATTGGTTTTTTTGCCATATTTTTCCTATATTTGCGATGCTTGGTTCCACCATTGCGGAACGCGATTGACGATATTAAAAGGAGGGTTCGGCTCTACAGGGTTATCAAGTTCAAGAGCTGAAACAAAACCTCCGGAAATATACACAGCCTTTGACGAAGTGTCGTCATAAAGAGTGATTGAATTATTTGTAAACGATTCTATGGTATAATCCCCGTTTAAAGTTGGAGCGGATTGATCGTCTACTAATCCAGCAACTCGTATTCTCTCATTTTCTGAGATTTCAAAAGTGTTATCGACTGAGATAACGCAAGGGGTTGCATTGGTCATTCCAAAAATTTTAGGACCGAATCTAGCCTTTCCTTTTGGCATATTTCACTAAAAATTAAGAGGGGCTGCCCCCTCTATTGTTATAACCCACCTGAATTCAAATCCCATGCGGATACGCACAGAACATCACTCGCAGCAAGAGAAGCTAAACACGCTGTTCCAACTTTAATTCCTTGTAGGGATTTGTTGTAAACGAACGGTGCTCGGCTATAAACGCTGTTTGGAGGATTCGGAGTCGTCGCATTTGCATTCTTTACCAAGAATACAAAACCTCCCGAAACGTAAACCGCCTTACCTATCGTACTTTCTACGAGAGTGACCGTGGTATCTGTTACGGAAGCAACGTTGTATAGCCCATTCAAGGTTCCTGTGCCTGTCTGGTTATCAGCCAAGCCAGTTACTCTAATGAGACATCCCGCCGTGATTCCTTGTGTAGAGTCTACGGTTAGCACGCCGGGCGCAGCGTTTGTGAATCCTAAAACTACAGGACCATATAACGCTTGTTCGCCAGGAGCATAGTTGAGCAGGGTGATTCCGTTTGTCGCGTTGTATGCGGTCGTTGCAGTGGTAACAACCATTGCTGCACCATTTAGCATACCAAACGTCCAAACGCTTCGCCAAGCTACTGCGGTCCCCGCTTTCGCTGCGCATTCAAGAACCACTCTGCCGGGCTTAAATCCTAACTCCAAATAAAGAGGAGTAGTCGCATTGACAACAGTCAAAATCGTGAATAAATTTTGTGCCATATTTTCACCTTATCCTTTTGTGCAAAGCAGTACTGCGCCGAATTGGTCGTTAAGCCATCGAGCTACGTAAGGGTGGTCAAATCCAACTGAACCAAATTGGTTCAATGGATCTGCTGAACCTGCCGAGCCAAGAGGTTTCACGTAGAAATTTCCCGCTTCTGTTCCTAGATGGACAGTGCCGTAAGCTTGATATCCCACAACTGGGTTAGCGTAGACAGGAACTGTTGCCGCAGACTTGTAAACTTTAGAGGAATACAACCAACGGATATTCCCGGTGTCTCCCCATTCTGAAGGAAGCGATTTTGCTGCCTGAGAATAAAAAGATTTATACCGGAACGAAGGTATTTTCTTGATATCAGAAAGCTGTTGCGTATGCAAGAGCCCGTAGAATGAATCTGGGACTGGGAATGTGTTAATTAGCACCGATCCTTCGATGATCTCAGAAATCATATCCGCGTTTTGATCCAACAAAAGCTCAACGATACTAGAAACTGACAACTCATTAATTTCAGTTGGAGTTTTACCGTTTACTCCGCCAGTTGCCAAGACGGAAACGCCGCCGCTCACCAAAACAGATCTGGTAATCTCGTCGAGGGTCTCAGCCATGTTTTGGGCTAGCAAGCGGTTTGCTTGAGAAATCGTTTGGTCTTCAACCGTATATTCAACTTGGTTCGTGATGCGGACGTAGTTTCCGTACCATTGCAAAGTCGCCTTGACGATGGAAGAGGTTAAATCCGCACCGGGAGGCACAACACCATCTGTGATCGGAACGGGAACCGTATCGAGACGGTCATAGCTAGACATTACTACTGTGTCGCCCGATTTTTCAGGGAGAACATATCTCTCTGCAAAAGAATTGTGGACGAGCATTGGGTAAGCAGTAATCAGCAAGTCAGTGATATAGTATTCTCGCACCTTGTGCGGGAGAATATCGACAGTTGTTACGGGCATAAAGCTCCTTATTTAGCTCCGGCCTTGCGAAATCTTAATCCTGACTTAAATTTTCGAAATTCATCATCTGTCATTTGCGAAAAAGAAGGGAGAGAGCCTATGGCCGCCGAATTACCAGCAACGGAAGAAACGCTTCCCGAAGTTTTAGCATTGGAAATTACCTTTGCCGCAACCTCTTTTTGAGGTGCTTCTTGTTTCATCTTCCCAATCCTTTCGTTAATTAAATCTTCTTGATACGCCTTTGACGCTTTGACGGCATTATATGCCGCTTTATACGGGTTTGCAGAATTTTGAATATCGCGCATTAAATCCGGATCTTCTCTCGAAGCCAGAGGCAAGTATTTTTTAATCATATCGCCATAATCAGAGGACTTTTGAGCCATCTTCACCTCTGCAAGCTGAGACTCAAATTGCTGCTTTAGGTCCATAACGAGCTTCTTCGCGTCTTTCGCGCGAATCGTATCTTCTGGATCTATCCCATCAAATGGATCTGCCGGGGCTTGCTGTCTGGTTTGCTGGCTTTGCCACTGCATCATATCGATATGGTTTTTGAAAGTTTCGCTCTGTTCTTTTACTGTACGCAGCTCATCCCGAATTGCTTGCACTACATGCAAAGGAACCATTTGTTCTTGGTGCTGTTGTGAAGGTTGCTCGGTTTGATTTACTAACGTCTCAGTGAGAGCGGTGGCCTCTCTTTGCGTATCACCCGATGATTCTGACATCATTTAACCCCAGTAGGTTTCAATCAACTTTATTGTAGATATATGCGTTAGGGATCTTGCTTGTGTAGATCTCTGGCTTGGCCGCGTCTAATAGCTTCTGATCCTTATACGGTATATCTTTGGGAAAAACTTCCCACTTAATCTGTCCGAGTTTGTTATCTACTTCCCCTATGACGCATCCAACCAATCTCGGCGGTTTGAATGGGAACACTCTAATAGTTCTAACCATGGGGCGCGCTCCGCAGAAATGCAGCTTCTTGTGAGGAGTCACTTGCTGAAAAAGCAAAATCCAGTAGCGATCTTTTTTAGAGTTCGCATTCAAGATCTTAGCAATCTCTTTGTTGTCTTCCTCAATCCAAGAATCAACGATTTCTCCAGCTTGCGCGTACATTAATACTTCCAAGCCTCAGATGGATAACCTTTATAAGCATACCCATTAGATTCA